ACCGGCCCCGTAAGAACGCCGCCAGCTTTTGGCAGCGCAGCGGCCGCGTCATCAATGCCAACATCAATCTCGGGGCCAGTCTTTGTGCAAACTGCATTTAATTCAGAATTAAACCCGGCAAAAGATGTCTGGATGGCAGTTTTCAGTTCCTGCAACTCAGTGAATGTATCGCCAGCATCATCAATAGCAACAGGCGTAGTGTCATCAAGCGTAAATATTGTGGTCATATAACCCTGCTCCATCCGTAGGGGTTGCGTGTGCGTAGATCAGAGCCTGCCCATGACTTGCGCTTGGTCATTTGATTTGCGCTGGCAATAGCGGCAATAAACTGCTTGCGCCACGTTGTGTTCTCAAGCTTCAGGAATGCCTCCGCTTCCTGTAGCGCCCCGTACAGGTAAACGTCCGGGTATCGGGTGAGAATCTCAGATGTTGGATTAGACGCCAGCGCCGGGACATCCTCCCAGTACCATGCGGTGATTTGATAGTTGGCAGTTCGCGGCCAAATGTTCCAGTTATCCCCGGTTGGGTCATTGGAAAAGAATGCGGGCCATCCGGCTCCGACAACCCAACTCTCAAGTCGGTGATTGGATACACGCTCGAGATATGGCTTTGCCGGGGATAGTGCAGTCACTACTTCGTCCCCGTCATCGCCGTCCCATGTCCCTGTCGGTCGTATTTCCTCCAGATCAAGGAGGTCTGACGGGATAGGGAACACGGTCCTGGTCACATCGTCATCTGTCGTTCCAATCAGGACTGTTGTCGATGTCTTCATCTCATCAACCCGAAGACTGATGGTTCGATCAGGATCGATTGCAATGCCGTGATTCATTTTCGCTTCTGCCAGCGCAATGAAATCAACAATATCACTGGTCAGGTCAGCACGATTCAGCCAGTTGGCGACTGATGCCTGTAATTCTGTATATGTGGATAAAGCCATTATTTAGCCCCGAAGTGCATTCCTTTCTGGCCTTTGCCGCCGCGCCGATACAGTTTTTTGTTGGTTGTTTTCAGGTACGGAAATTCGGTCTCGATGATGAATTTCAAGGCTTCACCATCGTTGCGCTTCAGGTTCATTACATCAATGCCGTGCCTGGACTTGATCTGCATGACCTCTACCGGGCCAAGAGCGCACATCGGCTCAATCTCATTATTGCGAACCTTTCGCGCAAACTCTTCCTTGCCACGCATGAACTCAGCGTGTTTTAGCAACGGATCAATGGGGGTTGAATGCCTGACCTCATACTTGATCTTGTTGCTGAAATCCTGACGCTCAATATTTACGCCGACCTTTGCAGACATTTTATACCCTCAAAAGAAAGGGGAGCCGAAGCCCCCCTTTCAGTTAACGACAAACCGCAGTTAAGCAGTCGTATCGATGTTGGTGATGATTGCCGAAGAATTCTCATTCTCGTGGAGCAGTGAAAGCTCACAAGAAACGAGTTTGTCCTCGGAGTGACTGACCTTCGCCAGATCCTCGACCTGCATCGGCTGAAGAACCGGAATCGCCCAGCGATCCGTTTCCAACAGCAACAGGCTGACACCGGTTTCATCGCCACTAGCACCTGCAGCGCCTTCGATGAATTTGTCGGTGACAACCGTCATCGTGCCAAACGGCGACTGGTAGATTTCAACGATGTTGACCAGGCGATTGCCTTCAGTCTGTCGTTGACGCGCACCATTGGATGACGTCGTAGTCGGATCGATGTAGGCAAAGTTTGCCACAACCGTCGAAGTGCCGGGAGACACCAGCATCCAGTTGGGATCACCACCATTGTCATAGCAGTCCTGGTGTTTCTCCAGAACATCTGCTTCTGTGACGTTGGTAGCTGCCCCAAGAGCTTTGGAGTTACCGGACGAGATCAGCGATTCTGCAGATCCCATGGTCCGGGCCGTGATCCCACCTTCACCATCAGAACTACCTTCAGCAGCAGCGGCACCGGAACCAACGAGCGCGAATTCTACATCGCGCTTCATTTCCCGACCCCTCTTCATAATCTGGTAATCCATTTCTGAGGCTCTTCCGTACCACTGAGTGGCTTCGGCCGTGCTGGAAACAGATGCGGTCTTCTCAAACAACTGAGTGTAGTTGATCGAGATCCCCGGTGAAGTCTGAGCGGCGATAGTTACCGTCGCACCTTCCGCAACTGGATTGGATGCAGCGGCGGCGAGATCGTCTTCCTGCCAGTGGATCACCGGGGCAACAGCGTCAACCTTGCGGAGGGTGCTGTAAACCGGGGTATCGTAGGGGGCGATCAGGCCGATAATATCGGAAAAATCTTCCTTCTCACCCTGGGTATCATGTACATTTGACGGTGGCCCTACTGCTGAATCAGCAGCAACGGCACCGCGTGAATGTTGTAATGTAGCCATTGTATTTTACCTTTTGCTCTTGCCCCTGCGCTGCTTCAGCAATGCCGCCCCAGCATCCATCTGATCCCTTGCTGAACCCATGGATTTGCTGATGGCTTCAAGCCCAGCCTTGTCGGCCGTACCTTTTGGATCTGCTTTTGCAACAGGTGCCTTCGCTTTGAGTGTTTTAGTGGGCCGTCGTATCTTCCGTTTCCCGGTGTTCAACTTCTTTCCACTGAGATAGGTAACGCCGGCATTTGCAAGTTCCCAGAACCATGGGTCAGTAATGTTGTTGACCTGGTTCACGTTAGCGCCCAGCTTTCCGGTAAGAAACTCACGCAACTCGTGATAGCGCCCCTCATTCCACCCTTTGATCCGTTGCTTGATCTCAGGGTAGGCAGCTTCGGCTTTCTTCGCAGTAACTTGCTTAGAAAGGGTATCAAACCCCTTGGCAAATCCTGCGAATTCGCGTTGCTCGCTGGCATACTGACGTTTCAGTTGTTCAAACTGCTCTTTGTGAACAGTGAACTTCTGATTGTCATCTGATGCCAAACGCGCCCAGTCTACCGACTGGTACTGCTTCAGAGCGCCCTCGATCTTTGAGAGCCTTCCTTTGTGCTGCTGCGCCGCCGCATGGGCAAACTGATTCAGGTTTTTCTCCATCTCAGTTATTGATTGCGTCTGCTGGGCAAGTACCTGTGTTTTGCGGGTGAATTCATCCTGGCGCATTCCAGATTCGCGCCATTCCTTGATGGTATCCAGCGAGACTTCCTCGCCTTCAATCTCATAGAATTCCGGTTCTGCCTCGAGGTCTTCCGGTTGGTCTTCCTCGCCTTCGGCAAGAGACTCCAGGTCATCTTCGGCATCTTCGGTGATTTCTTCATCCGACCCTTCCTCAGAGGAGTCCGGATCGACCGCTTCGATCTCTTCCGGTTGCTCTTGGTCAGGGATTTCCTCGATAACACTCTCGGCATTCTCGGCTGCTGACTCCCCCAGTTTCTGGGGTTCAGTCCGATACTTTGCTAAAAGGTCTGCTGCCTCGTGAACACTAAGGTCCGCTGGCAACTGAGAGGTATCCGGCGTTGCCGGTTGTACATCAGCCATAGTCATTCACCATGTAGTTGAAAAATCTTCAGGCTGCTTCGGCCTGTATCTCAATCACTTCCTTCTGGCGAGCAAATGACTGGAGAATAGTTATTAAATTGTTCAGTTCGCGGATTCTTGCGTGTAACCGCAATATCTGCCGTTCAGAGTCGACCGTTACCGGCTCTATTTCGAGCATTGCATCGACCAGGGTGTCAAGTTCTGCCTGGTATGCGTCGAAGAAGGCCGAGTTATTCAGCACTAACGCTGCGAAATCTGCCCTAACCAGAGCGTCCTGCTTTGCGCGCTTCTCGTCGTACCGTTTGCGGCCGCGAAATGGAATCCGAATAAAATCAAACATTCTGCTTCCAGTTTGTTTTCTTCCGGAAAGAGCCGTCCTTGTTGATGATCGGTTCACCGTCCAGGGACTGATGAATCTCGGAATCAAACCGCTCGCCGGCAGAATAAGTGTTCCGGTTCTTCTTCAGCCCTTGCGTTGCATCGATCTTGCGCTGCCGGCGATCATCGTCTACTGCTTTGGCCTTCAGGCGTAACCGCGCACCTTCTTTTAGCCCGGGCGGCATATTGCTGGCATCATTGGCCTTCATCTGGGCAATGCGGTCTTTGATTACTCGGGCGTGATAATTCATGTCTGATCCTCAGTGAATCGTTAATTCTAATGTTATCGAGGGTCATAGCCCCATTCATGGATGCTGTTGCCCTCGCTAAACAGTTCATCCGCATAAACTTCCTGCTCAATTATCTTGAACTGCACACCTTCTCTGGCAAGCTCAAAATCATTTGCTGTTTCGCCAAGGTGCCGTTGCCCATGTTCTTCGGCATACTTTCTACTTTGCGTGACCCAATCACCAGCATTGATGCCTGTCTCTTTTGCTCCTGATAAAGTCTCGCCTGGGTCTGCCTTGTTTGCCTTGTTCCAGATGTCGGTGAGTTGTTGCTTGTCAATACTGTGAACTAAAATCCTCGCATTAGGAAGAATGCCCTTAATGGCTCGCATAGTTGTTCCTGTTCCCAAAACAGTATCAACTATCATATATTTGCCTTTAGGAACTGTTGCAGATAGCTTAAATCCTAGCTCGTCTTTACTTAAAGACTTTCCCTTTTTCTTTAATGAGTACAATGATGCTCTCTTGTTCCCTGTAACTATGTCAGCAACTTTGCTTCCTGTAATTTCTGCTATTTTATCCACAAGTTCTTTTGTTATTGTTGCTTTTCCTAAAGAAGAAGGAACAGGGATAAGCGTTGTTTCTTTAGGAACAAGGATTGCCATTTCTTCCGCCATTTTAGAAATAGCCACAGGATCTCCTTTTTTTGCTTTATGTGCCAATTCTCTTGCTTCTCCTGTATCTGTATAATAGTCAGATACCGCAGAGATATCTTGGCTCGCCACAAACTCCTCAGCACTCTTGTACTTCTTCGCCTCTTCGGTTAGTGGGTCAACCTTGTTTGCCTTGTTCCAGATGTCGGTGATAGATTCACCTTTTTCTTTCTTATATAAATCAGCTAATTCCTCCATATTGCCTTCTATATGTTGGACAACACCTTTTATTGGCTGATTATTCCTTTGAGCAGAAACATATCTATTATGACCATCATCCAAAATATATTTATCTTTCTTAAAATCATATATCAAATCTACTGGAAGTGCTGTTTTTGGATTATAATCTTTCTTAGCTGTATCTAATGCGTTTTTGTAGTCATCTTTCCATTTTATCTCAACTTTATCTGTAGGAATTGTTACAACGCTATCTCGTTCAACTCCCCTAACATCTTTTAATATCTCATCAAATCCTCTTGCTTTAAACTCCTCAGCATTCTTGTACTTCTTCGCACTATTATGCAAAAAGTCTAAATTCTCTTCAATCGGGACAGCACGGTAAACTAACACCTTCTTGTCAGGGTTGCCCTTTGCGGCCCGCATGACGGCAACCGATTCCGCATCTCGCGCTCTTTCCTCTGGTATGCCAGACCCGTACCAATTGACAAATTGCGGGTTATCCAGATCATTGCCGTACATATCGGCAAGATCATTCATTGTGTTGCGTGTACCGTCTAACTCTGACATTGCTCTAGTCGGAGCCTCATGTGATCCGCGATAATCAGTCATCACCTGTGCATTTACATCCACCAATTTTGGCGGCATACCGGGGACTGCATCAGGGTCCATCAACATCGTTGGATGTTGATAGGTGCGCGCCACCTCCTCTCGCTGCTGTGGCGTGATCCTGTCATGGATTTCCACAAACTCATCGGAGTCTAGTTCTACACCCTTATCAGATGACTTGGGACCAGCCCCGGCCCTGGTAACTCTCCAGGTTTCTCCAACTTCATCAAGGGCAAAGACCTCTGCCGCCTCCTTACTCGGGAATGTCCCCTCACCCAGCGGCACCCACTTTGGACCTGCACTTCGCAAAAGACCGGGCGGCATTAGTTTTTCCAGTGCATCCTCAGATAACGAAGGATGCTCTACAGCAAGCCGATTAAATTCATGGTCATATGCGTTTGTCTTGATCCATATTTCATAGTCGCCAGTTGTCAGTTTGCCCCGTCGCTCCAACGGGAAATCAATCAGATCCCCGCTCGCCTCCATGGTAGGCAGATCATCAATCGGATTCTTCGGGCCACCAATCGCCCCGGCCTGCTTACCGTGCATACCGCCGGGAACTGGCTTTGCCGCCCTTTCAGTCGCTCTGCGTAGTGCCGGCACTGCCCTTGCCCACCCTGTGCCGGCACCGTATGCCAGCCTGGGGAGCGCAAACGGAGATATCAGCCCCGCGGTTCGATCAATTCCCCATCTCGATGTATCGCCGCCCATGGACTCATAGAATCGGTCGCTGGTCAGCGGAAAATCAGTGTATTCCGGGTCCATCTGGGTGAATCCATGACGGGACATTGCCATCAATTCAGCCATGATGTGCGCTGAGTCACCAATGGAGCCCAGGATTGTTGCCTGCCCCTGACGGGGAATGTTCGCCCAATCTGCTCCTTCCGTGGTAACCAGCGCCTCTGCGATATCCGCAGCCCCCTGGGAGATCGGCCCCAGGTTTGTCTTGAACGGCAGATGCTGCATCCCTGCATACTGCGGCAGACTCTCGCGCTCTGCCATCTGCTGTCGCACCAGTTCCTGCCGTGCCCGGACAATTTCCGGGTCTTCGGCCAATACATCACTGTATTGACTGGCATATGGAGCAAGCAGGCTCATCAGTCAGCCTTTTTGACCTTTTTGGCCTTTTTCTTGGTCTTTTTCTTGGTCGCAGCCTCTTCCTTGGCAATAAGTGCGTCCCGAAGTTCCTGTGGGGTTGGTTTATTCATCAATCAATCCTCAATTTACGCTTACTGGTCGTTCCTGGGTCTTCTCAAGCTGATATTCGGCAAGATCCATGCGCTGATCCCATCGATTCATGCGGCGATCCTCGCCAAATTCCTGCTCACTCAGTCGCTGGGCGTCTGACTTGACTGCTGAATCCAGATCAAGTTTCTCCTTCGCAAGTGCGTGATCACCCTTGATCTTGCGGTCCTGCAAAGCCAGAGCCTGCTGCTGTAACTTGACGCCCATCTGCTCCATTTGAATCTGCATATCGCGGATCTGCTTGGCCTGTTGTGCGCCCTGCTGCATACGCTGCTGTACCTTCGGGTCTTTCGGATCACCAAGGTAGTTGGCAAAGCCCATCAGGTCGTAGACTTCGCTCATCGTCGCGTAACGCTCTTCAAGCGAATAGAGCTTCTGCAGTTCCTGATCGGCCGACACGGCACCGTGAAGTTGCATCAACTGCGCTGCCCGAGACTCACCGTAGTCTGGCGTCAGGGCAACGTCAATCTCCATTTCCTCGCCATATGGCACTTGGCGTATGTCAACGTCCTGAAACCGGCCTCCGACACTCAGAGGAACCTTCTGGCCGTTCTCATAGCCCAGGCGGTAGATGTCGAGCATCAACTGTTTGAAAACCTCTGCGAAGGAGCGGGCCATCATCAGCGGTCGCTCGTTGCCAGCGTTGATCAGGGTATCGATCATGTCGCCTGAATTCTGATGAGTGATCACATCCTGCGTCTGAAGCCCCTTGCCCAGGGCCGTATCACCGGTACGCTGTTCCTTCTCCTGGGAGAAGATCTGTAGCAGGTTGCCGGTTATCGGTGAAATAGCCGGTTGGGGAACCACACTCATGGTCTTCTGGGCAGCAGCGGAGGCATCCACCACGCCACCAATGGCGTTATCGATGAACTGCCGTGGATTGTCAAGAAGCGATAAATCAGCAGTCCTGACCCCGGCATTCACCCGGTGTACATTGTCGATCATGCCCCGGACTGTATTGCTGGTCCCGTTCTGCAGGTCCATGGTGACATCTGCAATACCCATCCCTATGCCCTTGTGGCTGATCATAATGGGCGACCAGAACAACATAGGGATCTCGTCAACCACTTCCTTGAACAGAAGCTGGGTGCCACCTACGACGATGTGCCACAACTGGGCATCCTGAGCGTGTTGCTCATCCTTGGGCGTGAGCATATCGATCCAGACATACGCTTCGTATACGACAGCCAGCGATCTCTCGTCATCACCTTCACGCTGATGGAAGTCGAACGTGTCATCAATCGTGTGACGGGCCTGCTCTTCGGTATCGAAGTGGATTCGGTCACCGTGGGCAATCTTGTTGACCACATCAGGGTCAAACCCTTCCTGAATCAACTCAAACCGACTCTTCTCGTAGCGCACAGCAACGAAATCAGCGTTGTTGATGTCCGTACAAGTGGCCGAGATGAACACATCTTCCGGCGGGATAACCTCGACCTCGACACCAGATCGGTCTTCCTTGCGGAATACTGACCCGGAGACAACATGAGCGGGCTGAGTGATTGGCCCGAGTGCGGTCTGAACGATATTGTTTATGGTCTGCTCGCTATCTACGTCAACCCGCTCAATACTTGGGTCCATGGCAGCAGCCTCAAGTTGCTGCATGGGTATATTCTCAAAAGATTCCGATACCGTGACGGTCTTCTCCCGCCAGGTGCGCTTGATGCAACCCTGCTTTGAGAGCAATCCATCGTGGAATACGTCATTCAGAATCTTGTAGCCGTTATTCTCCTTGAAGAAAATCCGCTGGACGTAATCTGTCCTGACCTCGGCAGCTTCAACGTCCTGCTCCGATACCGGCTTGAACCTGATCACCTTGCGATTGCCGGTGAAGGTGTGCATCAGTTTGGCCTTGATGCTCTCGACCGAATCAAATACTTCCCGGCTCACATAATCGCTGGTGTTGTTCTCGACGGCATAGGGCAATTCACCGTAGTAGTATTTCTGCGCCCATTCCCGGGTCTGGGCTACCTTCGACTGCCAGTCGTTCTGGCTGGCGTGTACCTCGCGCTCAACCAGGTTGACCAGTTCCGAGTCTGAATACCGAGCGGACGGTTCCATATCGTCCGTAGGTTCAGTGGCAAATAGCTCAGATTCTCCTCGCTGGATCATGGGAAGACCTCACCCATAATCAGGCCGTAGACCAGGATAGCCACTATAATCAGCGCCGGCAATATCCGGCGTCTGAAATGCTTGCGTATTGTGTCAATCATTCGTTTTCCATATCGATTCGTCTTTAACATTGAACCCGGCCCAGTTTGCCCAGGAGTTCATGCAGTGATGCGCGCCCAGAAGACTATCCAGCATATGCACCATGAATTTGCATAGCGGAAATCCCTTGTGCGCGTAGAACCCGGCCGATAACGGCATCAGGCTGTCAAATCCCACTAATGCTGACCCCAGGCGGTTGAATGCGATCCTGACGTTGCGGATGTATTTCACCGGTCACCCACCCGTGGAGACCTGAGACTAATTCTCCGTAATCCGAGGTTTGGCACCGTATCGTATGCCTGTCGGCGTCGGTTCTCGGCTTTCACGCCATGGGTGCCTACCATCTGGTATCCGTAACGCACTGCATCCATCGTATCGTCACGTTCCTTGACGATCAGACCCTTCTGGTTCCGGTGATAGGTGCGCCGTTCCTCAAGATACTCATTGCAGCAGCCCCGGAATATCTTGAATTTCCCGGCCTGCTCCGCTTCCTGTATCGCCATGATCCCCGGCTCGACATACCGTGAACCATCGTGGTTCTCAAACATGACACCGTTATGGATGCCAGCCTGCTCGTAATACGTCAGAACAGTCTCACCAGATCCCTTCTCCCGGTTATCGATGTCCGGGGGGAAGACCAGTGGTGCATTGGGCCACAGCCCGTTTGCCGCTGCAGCGTGGTATGCGGCCTTCTCATCAGCCTGACGGTACGTCTTCACCAGGTAGGTAATATCCTGCTCCGAGTCAAAAGCCAACCATGCCACTGATGTCGGATGACCAATACCCAGATCAATTGCCCTGATGCACCTCATCCAGGGTCTTGTGGACAGATCGAACGGATCGACCAGCAACCTTTCCTCGGGAACACCGTATACCCTGCCAGAGCCGAAGAACGGGACGCCCAGCGACCTCATCTCCCTCTCATGCGGGGGAATGGAGCCCAGGAACTCTGCCTGTTTCTCGGGCGTCAGGTGCGGACACTGGCTCCAGGCTATCGGTCCGATCAGGGCCTGGTGTGGTGCCGGAGTGTGCATGAACTGGCATATTAACTCAGTCTCACCAAGTTCCGGCGTCATCGAGTACAGCATGAACCCGCCAGCACCTCGGCGCCCGGTCATGGTTCTGGTCTTCAACTGCCCGGTAATGCTGTCTGGCGGCTGTTCGTCTACCAAAATCCCGTCAACGCTGGACCCGGCCATTGGCAAGGATGCCTGCCCGGTGCTGCTCTGAGTGTACGTCTTGAAGCTAACATGGCTCTTGCCGCCAGATTTGTGCTTGACGTAAACATCCTTTGCCAGCCCGGGCGTCTGGCTGCGGACTACCGGATATGTCACCTCATCCGGATGAACCCAGCCGCCGGTAAACTTCTCTTCCTCGATCCGGCCGAATAGTTCCTGCTGCAGCACATCCCTGACCTGGGTGTTATCAACACCGAGACACCAGTATGTGCCGGCATGGTTGATTCTCAGCCCATCCCAGTCATCCGGGTAATCCCCGGTGATGTGCAGCGAGAACTCGTATGCTGCGCTGAGTGTCTTGCCGGATCGGTTGCCGGCGAGGACCAGCCTCTCAGTGTGCGTCTGCCCAAGTCTGAATAGTTCTGTCTGCCAATCGTACCAATCAGGGGCGAACTCTCGTTGGTGAGAGTTTCTGTACTCCAGGGCCGTATGTTTTAGCTCAATGCGTTGTTGGGCGTGAACCAGGCTCATCGAAAATGGTCTCAGTTGGCATTCCAAGTGATTCGGCGGCAGCTACGATTTCCTCACGGGTCTTGGGCTCCTTGATCTCCAGCGTCTGGTTCACTTCCTTGGGGAGCAGTCTGGCGTAGATCCTATAGAATTCAGTTTGATTTTCCTCGGCCCACTTCGCCATGCCGGCAGTGCCTTTGAGTCTGCTGAACACCGCAAGTATGTTTTCTTTGGCGGTCGCGGATGTTTTGTCCTTGGCTCCCTTGGGTCGGCCAATGCCCTTTCCGTTCTTTAAATTGGAAGCTGCTGATTTCTTTTGTGTTTTCTTGGCGGTCATTGGATATGTGACCCATGTGGAGGTAGCCAGCCCTCCAGGTGTGTGGTGAATTCGGACAGATCGTGGAACTTGCCATCGGCCGGATGTTCATCGTGTCCGGTTTCAATCCAGCCATGGCGCTTGCCGTGCCATACGTTCAGACCGATACCTTCACCCTCATAGGCGTTGACCTCTGCCTCGTCTGGCAGTGGATCGATGAGGATTTTCAGGTCTTTGATGGTCAGCATGGTTTATACTCTATGTGTCATACAGGAGTGGTCTGTACCACTATCGAATTCCCCGATAGCATCAAGGAAACTCGTTGCCGAGAAATCTAGAGGTTACCTCCGCAGCATGACCATGTAAGCACAGGTCAGGGGTTCAATTCTACCCCGTCTTTTGGGCTTTTATGATCTCGTGCCTAATGCGCTGCTTTGCCCTTCTAACACGGGTGCGGAATGTTTCCCGTGGAACACCCAGCTTCCGGGCCATGTCCTTTTCAGTGAATAGCGTCCCGTCATCTTTCGCCGGCAGGGCGAACTTTACAATCAAGGCGTCACGGTAGATTGGGGCTAATGCCATGACCTTGAACTCTGTTGCCCAGGATCTGCCGGATAGATCAGCGCATAGTATCTTGTGTTCTGGCTTCCCCACACTACCCTGAAATATTCGGGCAAATGTCGATTCGCTTGAGTACCCGGAATGGGCATACAGTTTCATCCGGTCATGGCCCCATGCCAGCAGCATCCCGGTGACCCAGTCCATTCAGAATTCCAACCTATTGAATATCTCCGCAGGGCTGGGTTGTTTCTCCTGCTCTGGAAGTGAATTACCTGAAAGATATCCATCTGACGTACTGCCAAAACCGCCAAAACCCCCTTTTGTCAGTTTTGTCAGTACCGATGGCGGGCATTTTTCTGGGTATTTATCCTTCAACAACTGGAGGTAATTCATGAATCAAGCCCCCGAGGATTGAATTCATAGATCGTGGAAGGTCTGCCGCCTGTGTGATGGCGAATCTCGCGGGAAGAAACCCAGTCCAGATCAGCCAGCAGGTCTAAGGCATCTTGGACCGTCTTACGATCAGTGAGTTTGGCCCATCCCGACCGATAGACGCTGCGGGCGCTGAACTCTCGCGGCAGGTCTGTGCGCCTTACTCGCCTGACAATCTCCCTTGCGGCGGTAGATTCAGCCACGGTTACTGCACCATAGGCTCTCAGGGCATGGGTTTCTAGGTACTCCGCCCAAGCCAGGGCTTTGATGGTGACGCGTTTCCCGACAGGCCCTGAGCCACCTTCAGCCAAGTGAATCGTTAGCGCCAGAGTCGGCACAAGCTTTCGATATCCAGCCTTCCCGCTGGGGCTGGTGGATTTCGGCACTGGCGCCCCAATTGCCCGCTCATGTGACCATCCACGCTTTATTCTGGATGTGTAGGTTGACCAGACCATGTCCACTGCCTCCACCTCCTGCCTGATGTGGCTTTTCCGTTGTATTTGGCGCAACGGTGTTGTCAGGGCTTCTTCCAGGTCATACCCCTTTTCATGCGGCCTCGGACAGTTGATTCCCTCATGCCGTTCTGCCTACAGATCAGGCTGACATTCACAGCAGCCACCAGATCAGTATAAGCCATAAAAACAAGGCTGGAAGCAGTCCATTAACAAACCCTCTGAAACAATTCATGTAGCCTCCAATATATCGTCAACGAGGGCGAGCAAACTGCGTTCGCTGCCATATTTAGACACAAAAGCCGACTTCTGGCCGTGGAAGTGCGGGCCGATCAGGGACAGTGCCTCCCTGTATGTAGTGCCGGTAGGAGCTATGCCCTGGTGACACCATGGGCATAGAGGAATGGTGAACTGTGGTCCCAGACGATTGCCCTCGACAAGATGATGCACAGCAGGTTCACGGTATCCATTTGGTCGGCAGGTGATGCAGCCAATCTCGCGTAATTTCTCAAAGCGGGCTTTGTCGGCTTTGTTCACCCGGCACCAACCGTCATAAACTGCTGCACTTCCTGTGCCAGCGTGATGTCATCAGTACCGAGAAACTTAGCGATAACCTGGACGGTCGCGTTGAACAACCGGGCGAATTCCAGTTCATCCATCGATGAAAATGAAAGGCTCTTGGCCTCGCGCATGACCGTACCGTCGTACATCTTGCGGTCACGGTAAAACCCCGTCTCGATTGTCACGGCTTTGCGCCAGTCGTCGAACGAATCAAAAGCCTCCTGGTTCTTGAACCCAAGCTGGAGCAGGGCAAAATGTTTGCGGTGAAATGTTCCGTTGCGCGGCTTCGTCACCTTGACCCGGACCACCTCCCCCACACTCAGGCTTTTAAGATAATCAATCGCAACCTGATCTGCTGGTTCAAGCTTGCCGAATGACTTTGTCATCATCAGGTCAGGCATTGTCCTCCCCCTATCTTAAATACGAAATAAGACATCTTTCTATTCCGCTTGCACTGCTCCTTCAAGATACTGTCCCGGGCTAGAAACGAATCAAACCTCTCCCGCTTCTTACCGCTGCGGACTTCGGCCAATCGTTGTTCAAACGTCATGAGTCGCGTCCATGTACGATTCTATGAACGCTTGCGCGACTTGTGGATTGCCTGCACATTCTTGGGCTGAATTCCCGTGCAGTGAATTACCTGAAAGATATCCATCTGACGTACTGCCAAAACCGCCAAAACCCCCTTTTGTCAGTGTTGTCAGTACCGATGGCGGGCATTTTTCTGGGTATTTATCCTTCAACAACTGCCAGCGGCTCAACGCTGGGTTCAATACGCCGCGCTTTTCCGTCGGCGCAAGATACCCAGACTCCGTCGGCCCATCCAC